TCATTTGTCGATTTCAATTTTGTCCCATTCCCGTCCACGGCTGTCCCTATACCGCGCCGCCATTGAATCTGATTTATGCCCGAGAAGACGTTGAGCAAACTTATCGCCAATCTGGTTCCGGTATAGCCTCGCCGACAGGCTACGCAGTTCATGGAATGTTGGCGGGTCTCCATCAAATGAGAGTCCTGATGCATTTCTCGCCTTTGTAAAATACTTCGATACTGTTTTCGGGGAAAGCGGATCGTGATGCTTTGATGCGATTATTGTTTCACTGCTGCTGGCCTCCCTGCATTTCTGTAGTGTATCAGCCAATGAGATATTGAGCGCGTCAATCGTTAGCGTTAGCGGAATGGCGAGTTTAGCCCCTGTTTTACTCTGTTCAATGTGAAGATGGTTGTCGTTTATGTCTGACCATTTCATTCTGCACAAATCGCCGACTCTCTGCCCTGTAACGACGGCCAAATCCATCGCCAGCCTTAGCCAGATAGGGAGAGGTTCGGCTGCATGGTAAATCTCGACATACTCATTAGCTGTCAGCCTTGAGCGCCTTACTTCTGACTTTGCTGTACGGGTTGCTGTTACCGGATTCGTTGCCACATGCCCCTCGGCTATTGCTTCACGAAAAACGTCAACAAGGGTTGATCTGATTAATTTTGCGGAGGCCGCTTTACCTTCTGCTACGTAGGTGTTTAGCATTGTTGCCACCTCTTTCGTTGATATGTCAGCGAGCGGTTTGTCCGGCAATTTTCTTCGGATTGCCCTGATTTTGCTGGCGTAGTCGAGTAGAGTTTTCGGCCTGATACCCCTCTCGCTGAGGATTGTTTCATATCGGTCAAGCCACACATGAAGAGTGATTACGTCAGCGCCTTTAATTCTGTCTATCAGTGACTCACGCCTGTTCTCGGATAGCAACTCAATATTGGCCTGAATAGCCTCTGAAACTGCTATCCTTCTGTCTCTGCCTAATCCGAACTCTTTACCCGTCCTTGGGTCCCTGTAGCAGTAATATCCATTGTTTCTTATATAAAGGTTAGGGGGTAAATCCCGGCGCTCATGACTTCGCCTTCTTCCCATTTCTGATCCTCTTCAAAAGGCTACCTGTTACTGGTCGATTTAAGTCAACCTTTACCGCTGATTCGTGGAACAGATACTCTCTTCCATCCTTAACCGGAGGAGGGAATATCCTGCATTCGCGCACCCATCGACGAACTGTTTCAAGACTTCTTGGACGTCGCTGGCGTGCGTTCCACTCCTGAAGTGTTAAGTACATCGCAAAGTCTCCGCAATTACACGCAAGAAAAAGCCGCATTGATGCGGCGATGGTAGGTCTGGATATCATTGAGCAATGAACAGGCCGGCGGTGTTATTTCATGGTTAGTCCTTGCGTAGCTCGCTGATTCTTCTGTAAGTCTCTGGTGCTTTGTTTCCGTGTATCTTCATTTCAGACTTCAACAGAGCAACGAGGGAATCCCATTCGTTGAGGATTCCTTTGAATGCCGGAACGCGCTTTGCAACCTTGTTGAATGAATCTCTGATTTCTGGAATCTGCTCAACAAGTGCAACGCATCGTCTGAAATCGGCTGCGTCATGGGGAGCGCCGAAGTGATGACCATAGATATTCTTTTTCAGTCCACATGCGATTGAGGCAAGAGTTGCGCTACTGATGCCAACATCGCCAGTCGATTGCCATTTCAAAACCTTCATAGCCAAATCTGACATTTCTTGTCTCCATAAAACAAAACCCGCCGTAGCGAGTTCAGATAAAAGAAATCCCCGCGAGTTCGAGGATTGTTATTCATTGCCGATATTCACCTTTATCGCGAACACCTTTACCGGTTTATCGCCGAAGTGCGGATGTGTGATTGTCTTGATTTCATATCCGTCATACGGAACATCAATTCTACGGCTGGAATCGTCGCGCTTCGGATATCCCTTTGTGATAATCAGGCGGTCATACTCCCTGAACATAATTCGCTTATTCCAGTAGTCATTACACAGGCGATACTCTTCCGTTTTCTCCCCGCGAATCATGGCATCGAAGTATTCACCTTTAACGGCAAGTTGCAGGTTAGCCATTACCTCACCTCCAGTCTCCATACCGCCTGACCAATCCGGCTGGCATGGGTATCTTTGGATACTGTTCCGTCTTTAGCCAGCTCCATAAGAATTTTGCGCAAATCTGCCGAACGCCATTCTTCATCAGGAAATTCCTTCTCCATTGCCAACCGCAGATTCCAGGTTGCCATCCTGAATGGATATTCCCCGCCGAGAGCTTTATCTTGCAGGGCAGCCCGGGAACGCATCACCTGCAAAACCTTCTCTTTTACATCCATCATTTCGCCTCCTGCGGCGGTTCTGGTAGCGGCATCCAGAACAAGGCGTTCCCTAACCACGATAAAGTGCCGTCGCTCAACTCCACGTATTCCCCTTGTACCTGTCCTGCCATATACTCGCCGTGCTTTGAATAAATTAAAATCCAATCATCTTGAGGGGGCATTCGCTCACTACAGCTTATCCAACCATCCGGAGTTACCGGAGAGCTGGTTGACGTTTCCGAGATTTCCCGAAAATTGTTGGTTGACGAATTCGTATTTCCCCGAAATTTTCCGCCATGAAGCACGGCGGCGTTATATCCATCCGCGAAAATCTCTGCTTCTTCGTTATTCAGTTCGGCACCAAGTTTAAGCGCAATAGCTTTTGCCATTGAGGCGGTAATTTGATGGCATGGCTGACGTCCGTGAAGCATGGCGTCGCTCCGCTCTATGCCATCCAGCGCAATTCGAAGCGCATGAATTGTAGTGATGCAATCGTTTGGGGTTATTCCGTATCGTTCGAATACAGCGATATGGTTGCGCATAATCGCGGGTGTAAGCTCTTTGTAAGCAAGAGCAAGAGGTCCAGATACATCGTTCAGCACTACCGTCATCGGTGAGGCGGCGTAGACTTCAATAATCCCAGTATCAATAGGCCATTCCCCATCCTTGATATAGTAACTTGTTCCGTCAACTTGCTGTTCTACAATGTGGAAAGTACCTATTGGCTCTGCTTCCAGCGATGCCAGTGCAATTTCATAAGCCCGGCGTTCAATATTGTCTCGAACGTCCAGGCTGCTGATACGCTCTTTGATTTCTTTAATCAGTTCTTTGTCGGTGAAAGTGGTCATATCACTCTCCTTTAATGCGAATGCCAGCGGCGCGGATAGATTTCCATTGTTTCCACATTCGGTTGAAGTCTGTGCCTGATAAGGTTGCGTTACGGTATCCAGTTTCAGTACGCAATCCTTCAAGCGTCGATTTGGAGATACAAATTGAATGCATTACCCATGATTCAAACAAATCACGCTCCCGGGCTTCGCAACTTTGCTTACTCATCTCTTCGATACGTTCAGCCATCGCAGCACACTCTTCAAAGTTGCTTAATGCTTTTCGCTCCCATTCGGCGCATTGTTTTCCAAGCTCTGCAATCAGCTTGTCTTTGCCTTCCAGCTCAACACGCAGCTTCCCTACCGTTAGCGCAATATCCTCATTCTCCTGGTCGCGGCGTTTGATGTATTGCTGGTTTCTTTCCCGTTCATCCAGAAGCGCCAGCACAGTGCGTGGCGTTATTAAGGACTCAAATTCGGCAACAGCTTGCTCACCTCGCTTGTAATTCTTAATCTCACCTAAATCTTTCGCGTTCTGTGCTGCCTCACGCAGTGCCTGGTAATTAATTTCGCTCACTGGTTGCCTCCTTTGCGCCACATAGCATTCAGATATTTGTTTTGATTCACTGATGGAAAAGAATTTCTCTTAAGCAATTCCTCTCTCGATGGCATTGGCTTTACGCGTTGGCGAATAATCATTTCTGCCGGAAGAATGCCGGGATTGTATGCAAGTCCTCTCATGATTTACTCTCCACGAACTGGTCAATAGCCATGCTAAGTGACACACCTAAAGTCTCGATATGCTGCTGAATATCCTGTAGCGTCTGCGCCTGAGATAACAGGATTTCACGGTTGCATAATTCTTTAACCAGATGCTCAAACTTGCTGTAATAACCGATACGGCTTAGTGTTTCTTTCCCTGCATTCTCACCTTCTTTGATAATTCCTCTTTCATTAAGAATCAGGTCGTGTTTTGTTCCAGTAATAACGTATTTGCCGAGGTCGATGTTTAGCTTCATTGTTAATTACTCCATGTTAATTTATTCGTATGCCTGCTCTTTCTTCATCGAGTTTTTTTAGCTTGTATCGCATAGCCCTTACTGAATAAATTGAGCGGCAGGTTGCAATTGCTATTTCTTCTGCGGAGAACTTACCGAAAAGTGATACTTCGGCTCTTGTCCATCGTCTTCCACGAAGTCGGCTAACAATGTCAGCGCCAATCCTTGTTGCTTTCGCCATTACTGCTTTTTCAGTCCTTTCCAGTTTTTCAGCGATAACTTCAACTGGCATTGTCGCCGCCACTTCGCGCAAGAAATCGACTTCCCATTTCTCCCATGGAGTCTTTTTCATAGGCGATACCGTTATTTGATAAGAAGTGAAGGTTTCCCAACTTTGAGTTGAGCGCCGGGGATATTTATTCCTGCTTTTAGCTGGTGTTTGATTGCCAGTTTGTCGGCTTTAATTGTCGTTTCAAACTCAACGTATTCAGGAGGAAGGGCGCTTGAGTCGATTATTTCTACAATTTCTGACGGTTTGCGAATTGTTACCTGGTGAATACCTGCTCGAATCTTTTTCTTGCCAACCATTTCAAGCGATGACGCTATATACGCCATAATGCTGTCAATCTTATTTTGAATTACTGCGGCTCTCTCATTTAGTGACTTTGCCTCGTCCTTGAGGCGTTCAGCATAACCAGATTCATTTTTAATAATGGCAAGAAGTTGCTCTATTTTATCGGTAAATTCTCCTTCCATTCCTTCTATTGTGTCAGCAATCATCTCTGGCTCTAAATCTGAATCCATCAGCTTTGCGTATTCATTGACTATTTCATACAGTTTGCTCACTGGCAACCTCCAGTTTCGCTTTGCATTCTATGTAAATGGCTTGTACGTTCTGCTGCAATTTCATTCCAGATGTCAGGCGATATGCTTCTGCAAAATATCGTTTCAAATCATCCATGTTTTCTGCCTGAGCCATTTCATCACAAAGAAGTTGAGCTTTTTCCATAATTTCCTGCTGGCGTTTCCGTTCATCTTCGCGGATATCTTCCTCTGATTTGTGCGGCATAACTGGTTCAGTCCATACACCTTCTTCTTCGTTTAGTACGTGAATAGCACTATCAAGACGTGATGCCTTAGGCCAATACTTGCTTGCACGCTTTACGACCGTCTTTCGCGCCATCTCATTCCAGTGATTTACCCATGGTCCTTTATCTCTGAATGCCGCCTTGCTTGTTTTCCTTACAGCCTCAATTTCAGCCAGACTCATCTCTTCCGTTAGATAATCACCTGCTGGCGTCTTAACTGTGCAGTAAACGCCAACGATATCACCACGATCACCGAAGGCGTTGTATTTATGGGTTGGTGCTTTATCAAGCCCGTTTGACTCATAGGTATCGTTAGCATGAACAAGTTTTGCCTGACCCCATGAGATAACACCAGACTCCATTGCAATATGGAGCAATCCCATATAACTGATATCAAGGCACACCATGCCGTCGCGCGGAACCAGATAAGCCAGTTTGCTAGCCGGGTTTAAGGTGATGCCGATCGCCGCAACATTGATGATGGCGTTCTGTGCGCTGGTTGGATTTTCCAGTGCTGTTTTAGCCAGGTAATCATTTTTCTGGAAATACTGAATTGCAAACTGGCTTTCCTTAGCCCATGTCACCGTCTGTTCAGTCAATGCTCCGCAGAATAACTGCTCTTGCTGTTTAACGAATTCAACGATATTGCTCATGCTGCTTCTCCAAAAATGTGTCTGCGTTTGAATATTGCGAAGGCATATTCAGCCTTAACTCTTTTGGTTATTGCATCCCAGAACCATTCAGCGGCTTTTTCCTGATAGTCACAGTCATCATCTTCCAGCCAGTCGATAGCGTCCTTAGTGTGTTCATCTGGCTTATATGAGCGAAGCATTTCGCTTATTGGGTCACAACGTTTGCAGAGGCGATCAACTTCACTGTTGATTCGTTCGTAATCTTCATCAGTAAAACTTGCGATGATTTGCGATATTTCACGCTTATCATTCAGAGTCAGAATCATCATCTTTCTCCTGTTCTTTGTGCTGATTGAGCATTTTGTTCATCTGACGAATGAATTCTTCGTCTGACCAGTTATCTGTAAAACTCATTTCCTGCGATACCACGGAAGGTTGATAGCTGATTTCATCTCTTTATTTGCTTCAAGCCACATTTTGGAATCACCAATAAATCTGGCTATTACTGCTTTGTTTTGTGCCGCACGAAGCATCTGGTGATTGATGGCTATTTCATTGCGCATAACGCCTCCAGTTGTTTCTTTGCTGCTCTGATTAATTGTTTAACTCGGCGTGATAATTCAGATTCGTGCGGGTAGAAAGCGGACATGACGCCGCTACCCGCGAGCTGAAAGTGCATCATGGGTAACTCCTTATATTTGATTGCATAACGAAAACGCCTCGAGTGAAGCGTTATTGGTATGCGGTAACGCAGCGCTCAGGCGGCTTTGATAGTCATATCATCTGAATCAAATATTCCTGATGTATCGATATCGGTAATTCTTATTCCTTCGCTACCATCCATTGGAGGCCATCCTTCCTGACCATTTCCATCATTCCAGTCGAACTCACACACAACACCATATGCATTTAAGTCGCTTGAAATTGCTATAAGCAGAGCATGTTGCGCCAGCATGATTAATACAGCATTTAATACAGAGCCGTGTTTATTGAGTCGGTATTCAGAGTCTGACCAGAAATTATTAATTTGGTGAAGTTTTTCCTCTGTCATTAAGTCATGGTCGATTTCAATTTCTATTGATGCTTTCCAGTCGTAATCAATGATGTATTTTTTGATGTTTGACATCTATTCATATCCTCACAGAAAAAAATCGCCCTCACACTGGAGGGCAAAGAAGATTTCCAATAATCAGAACAAGTCGGCTCCTGTTTAGTTACGAGCGACATTGCTCCGTGTATTCACTCGTTGGAATGAATACACAGTGCAGTGTTTATTCTGTTATTTATGCCAAAAATAAAGGCCACTATCAGGCAGCTTTGTTGTTCTGTTAACCAAGTTCTCTGGCAATCATTGCCGTCGTTCGTATTGCCCATTTATCGACATATTTCCCATCTTCCATTACAGGAAACATTTCTTCAGGCTTAACCATGCATTCCGATTGCAGCTTGCATCCATTGCATCGCTTGAATTGTCCACACCATTGATTTTTATCAATAGTCGTAGTCATACGGATAGTCTTGGTATTGTTCCATCACATCCTGAGGATGCTCTTCGAACTCTTCAAATTCTTCTTCCATATATCACCTCAAATAAGTTGTTTGCTGCCTAATTTCATTTTCTGGCGACCAACACAAGTCACACCCATTTCACTGCGTGGCTTGCTGTACCATGTGCGCTGATTCTTGCGCTCAATACGCTGCAGGTTGCTTTCAATCTGTTCGTGGTATTCAGCCAGCACCGTAAGGTCTATCGGATTCAGTGCGCTTTCTACTCGTGATTTCGGTTTGCGATTCAGCGAGAGAATAGGGCGGTTAACTGGTTTTGCGCTTACCCCAACCAACAGGGGATTTGCTGCTTTCCATTGAGCCTGTTTCTCTGCGCGACGTTCGCGGCGGCGTGTTTGTGCATCCATCTGGATTCTCCTGTCAGTTAGCTTTGAGTAACGCGCCGTGATGCTTATCTCCACGGTTGCTGTCTTGCAGCTGCATTTCGCGCTACTCAAAGCCTTCTGCTTTGAATGCTGCCCTTCTTCAGGGCTAAATTTTTAAGAGCGTCACCTTCATGGTGGTCAGTGCGTCCTGCTGATGTGCTTAGTATCACCGCCAGTGGTATTTGTGTCAACACCGCCAGAGATAGTTTATCACCGCAGATGGTTATCTGTATGTTTTTTATATAGATTTATTTTTTGCAGGGTTGTGTGGATTGGGAGTAAGCGTAAACCGACCGCCGTATGTAGCCATTAGACAAGAATTGGTAACTTAGACGCCCATCTGACACAGACGGACATCTAAGTATGGAATTACAGGACTGGCGAAAAGAACCTCGTAAAAAGTATTCGAATGAATTCAAACTTCGTATGGTTGAACTGGCATCACAACCCGGTGCTTGTGTGGCTCAGATTGCACGAGAAAATGGCGTCAATGATAATGTTATTTTCAAATGGCTCAGACTCTGGCAAAACGAAGGGCGTATATCACGGCGTCTTCCGGTGACAACCACTTCTGATGCAGGCCTTGAATTATTACCTGTAGAGATAACCTCTGATGAGCCGAAAGAACCGATGGCTGCTCTTACTCCGCCCTTATCCACTCAGACTACTGTCAGTGCCAGCTCCTGCAAGGTGGAGTTCCGTCACGGTAACATGACGCTGGAAAATCCTTCACCAGAGCTGCTCACTGTATTGATTCGTGAACTGACCGGGAGGGGAAGATGATCTCACTCCCATCCGGTACCCGTATCTGGCTCGTTGCCGGGATAACCGATATGCGTAAGTCTTTCAACGGGCTGGGTGAACAGGTACAGCATGTGTTAAATGTTAATCCCTTCTCCGGTCACCTGTTATCTTCCGTGGCCGACGGGGTGACACCGTTAAAATTCTTTGGGCTGATGCTGATGGTCTGTGCCTGTTCACCAAACGCCTGGAGGAAGGCCAGTTTATCTGGCCTGCGGTGCGTGACGGTAAGGTATCCATTACCCGCTCGCAACTGGCAATGCTCCTCGATAAGCTGGACTGGCGTCAGCCAAAAACATCCCGCCTTAACGCCCTGACAATGTTGTAAAAAACGCCTGGCCGCATTATAAAAACGGCCATGAGTCAGAAATACCTCATTCGCATTGCAGAACTGGAAAGCCAGCTCCGTCAGAAAGACCAGCAACTGAGTCTGGTTGAAGAGACGGAGGCCTTCCTGCGCTCTGCACTGGCACGTGCCGAAGAAAAGATCGAAGAAGATGAACGGGAAATAGAACATCTGCGGGCTCAGATAGAAAAACTGCGCCGGATGCTGTTCGGTACCCGTTCTGAAAAACTGCGTCGTGAAGTTGAACAGGCTGAGGCCCTGCTGAAACAACGCGAACAGGACAGCGATCGTTACAGTGGGCGGGAAGACGATCCACAGGTTCCCCGCCAGTTGCGACAGTCGCGCCATCGTCGTCCGTTACCGGCACACCTTCCCCGTGAAATACACCGTCTGGAGTCTGAAGAAAGTTGTTGCCCGGAATGTGGCGGCGAGCTGGATTATCTGGGGGAAGTCAGTACTGAGCAGCTGGAACTGGTGAGCAGCGCCCTGAAAGTGATCCGCACAGAACGGGTAAAAAAAGCCTGTACAAAATGTGACTGCATCATTGAAGCACCGGCGCCGTCCCGCCCGATAGAGCGTGGTATCGCGGGCCCCGGATTACTTGCCCGCGTGTTAACGGGAAAATACTGCGAACACCTGCCACTGTATCGTCAGAGTGAAATCTTTGCCCGACAGGGTGTCGAACTGAGCCGTGCATTACTCTCCAACTGGGTTGACGCGTGCTGCCAGTTAATGATGCCGCTGAATGATGCCCTGTACCGTTATGTGATGAATACCCGCAAGCTTCACACTGACGACACACCGGTAAAGGTACTGGCACCGGGCTTGAAAAAGACGAAAACAGGGCGCATCTGGACGTATGTCCGGGATGATCGCAATGCGGGTTCGTCATCTCCTCCGGCGGTCTGGTTCGCGTACTCACCGAACCGGCAGGGGAAACACCCGGAGCAACACCTCCGCCCCTTCCGGGGTATCCTGCAGGCGGATGCGTTCACAGGTTATGACAGGCTGTTCAGTGCAGAACGTGAAGGTGGTGCGCTGACAGAAGTTGCGTGCTGGGCCCATGCCCGGAGAAAAATCCACGATGTATACATCAGCAGCAAAAGTGCGACGGCAGAAGAAGCCCTGAAGCGAATCAGTGAACTGTACGCCATCGAGGATGAAATACGGGGATTACCAGAGTCAGAGCGTCTTGCAGTCAGACAGCAGCGAAGCAAAGCGTTACTGACGTCGCTGCATGAATGGATGGTGGAGAAGAATGGCACGCTGTCGAAAAAATCCAGACTGGGCGAAGCGTTCAGCTATGTACTGAATCAGTGGGACGCCCTCTGTTATTACAGTGATGACGGACTGGCGGAGACGGACAATAACACAGCGGAAAGAGCGCTTCGTGCAGTCTGTCTTGGAAAGAAAAATTACGTGTTCTTCGGTAGCGATCACGGTGGCGAGCGTGGTGCACTGCTATACGGGCTGATCGGCACCTGCCGTCTGAACGGTATCGATCCGGAAGCGTATCTGCGCCATATTCTGAGCGTACTGCCGGAATGGCCCTCCAACCGTGTTGACGAACTCCTGCCATGGAACGTGGTTCTCACCAATAAATAAGCGTCAATACGGTGCTCCGTTGACGCTTACGATTGGGAAGGTGATCGAGAGATCTGAATTGCGATGTTTAGTGAGTTGTATCTATTAATTTTCAAATAAATACAATTGGTTATGTGTTCTTGGGTGAGGGGGATCGTGAGGCAAAGAAAACCCGGCTCTGTGGCCGGGGTATGCATTTATGGTTTTTTTTGGTCGTGCTTTGCTAGGGCTTTATGAGTTTTCTTAATGCTGCTTCTAACTTTCTGAATTTTTTCTTGGGAAAGTTTTATGTTTTCAGGGGCTGTTCCAGTGTTAGAAATCATTACATTGCGAACAGATCTCCCTACGGTCTCAGCAGCATTCTCTAGTTGAGACTGTCCCTTCAGGTTCTGGTTTCTGATTCTTGCTTCTGTCTGTGTAATTCTGAATATATTGGCCGCGAGCTCTTCGCTTCCCATGAAGTCAAGCATCGTTCCATCTTTTTTAGTTAGGCCTTTTCGAGCTTTCAACTGTGAGAGATTCATATTGTACATCCCACGGTAGCCCGCATTTTGAAATAGACCATAGTCGACTACTCCGTGTTTATGGGCTACATGACTGAGAGTTTTCTCTCTAGATGTAATCTCGCCACGCAAATAAACTCGATTAACTGCGTCATGGTTATGATATGTAGTGTGTATTTCTGCTGCGAGCCCAGCAAAATAAGCTTGTGCATTTGCAACTTTTTGATTGCTGATGTCACCATTCATTACAATCAGATAACAAGCGAAACGAGTTAATTTAAAGTCATTTTTCGCATTTTCTGAAGGCATCTGGATGAAGTTATCGTATACAGGGATATCGAGGCTCACACATACAGATGTAGCTTTGTTGATGGCTTTCAATATCTGATCCATGCCATTATATCCAAGCATCATCGCTAAATCAGATGCAAACCAATAGGTAACACCGTTTTCTCTAGCGAAATCATCAAATGTTAACTGTGATGTGTCATCGAAAACAGTAATTTGCCTACTCATATCACACCCGAACTTACTCATCGATTTTCCCTTATATTAATATAATGTGGATAGTTTGTCGCCAACTCGCTAAAGTTATTCATTATGAGGTTTGCCATCCATCACCCAAACGTCTCTTCAGGCCACTGACTAGCGATAACTTTCCCCACAACGGAACAACTCTCATTGCATGGGATCATTGGGTATTGTGGATTTAGTGGCTGTAGAAACACCTGACCGCTATCCCTGATCAGTTTCTTGAAGGTAAATTCATCACCCCCAAGTCTGGCTATGCAGAAATCACCTGGCTCAACAGCCTGCTCAGGGTCAACGAGAATTAACATTCCGTCAGGAAAGCTTGGCTTGGAGCCTGTTGGTGCGGTCATGGAATTACCTTCAACCTCAAGCCAGAATGCAGAATCACTGGCTTTTTTGGTTGTGCTTACCCATCTCTCCGCATCACCTTTGGTAAAGGTTCTAAGCTCAGGTGAGAACATCCCTGCCTGAACATGAGAAAAAACAGGGTACTCATACTCACTTCTAAGTGACGGCTGCATACTAACCGCTTCATACATCTCGTAGATTTCTCTGGCGATTGAAGGGCTAAATTCTTCAACGCTAACTTTGAGAATTTTTGCAAGCAATGCGGCGTTATAAGCATTTAATGCATTGATGCCATTAAATAAAGCACCAACGCCTGACTGCCCCATCCCCATCTTGTCTGCGACAGATTCCTGGGATAAGCCAAGTTCATTTTTCTTTTTTTCATAAATAGCTTTAAGGCGACGTGCGTCCTCAAGCTGCTCTTGTGTTAATGGTTTCTTTTTTGCGCTCATACGTTAAATCTATCACCGCAAGGGATAAATATCTAACACCGTGCGTGTTGACTGTTTTACCTCTAGCGGTGATAATAGTTGCATGTACTAAGGAGGTTGTATGGAACAACGCATAACCCTGAAAGATTATGCAATGCGCTTTGGGCAAACCAAGACAGCTAAAGATCTCGGCGTATATCAAAGCGCGATCAACAAGGCCATTCATGCAGGCCGAAAGATTTTTTTAACTATAAACGCTGATGGAAGCGTTTATGCGGAAGAGGTAAAGCCCTTCCCGAGTAACAAAAAAACAACAGCATAAATAACCCCGCTCTTACACATCCCAGCCCTGAAAAAGGGCATCAAATTAAACCACACCTATGGTGTATGCATTTATTTGCATACATTCAATCAATTGTTATCTAAGGAAATACTTACATATGGTTCGTGCAAACAAACGCAACGAGGCTCTACGAATCGAGAGTGCGTTGCTTAACAAAATCGCAATGCTTGGAACTGAGAAGACAGCGGAAGCTGTGGGAGTTGATAAGTCGCAGATCAGCAGGTGGAAGAGGGATTGGATTCCAAAGTTCTCAATGCTGCTTGCTGTTCTTGAATGGGGCGTCGTTGACGACGATATGGCTCGATTGGCGCGACAAGTTGCTGCGATTCTCACCAATAAAAAACGCCCGGCGGCAACCGAGCGTTCTGAACAAATCCAGATGGAGTTCTGAGGTCATTACTGGAACTATCAACAGGAGTCATTATGACAAATACAGCAAAAATACTCAACTTCGGCAGAGGTAACTTTGCCGGACAGGAGCGTAATGTGGCAGATCTCGATGATGGTTACGCCAGACTATCAAATATGCTGCTTGAGGCTTATTCGGGCGCAGATCTGACCAAGCGACAGTTTAAAGTGCTGCTTGCCATTCTGCGTAAAACCTATGGGTGGAATAAACCAATGGACAGAATCACCGATTCTCAACTTAGCGAGATTACAAAGTTACCTGTCAAACGGTGCAATGAAGCCAAGTTAGAACTCGTCAGAATGAATATTATCAAGCAGCAAGGCGGCATGTTTGGACCAAATAAAAACATCTCAGAATGGTGTATCCCTCAAAACGAGGGAAAATCCCCTAAAACGAGGGATAAAACATCCCTCAAATTGGGGGATTGCTATCCCTCAAAACAGGGGGACACAAAAGACACTATTACAAAAGAAAAAAGAAAAGATTATTCGTCCGAGAATTCTGGCGAATCCTCTGACCAGCCAGAAAACGATCTTTCTGTGGTTAAACCGGATGCTGCAATTCAGAGCGGCAGCAAGTGGGGAACAGCAGAAGACCTGACCGCCGCAGAGTGGATGTTTGACATGGTGAAGACCATCGCGCCATCAGCCAGAAAACCGAATTTTGCTGGGTGGGCTAACGATATCCGCCTGATGCGTGAACGTGACGGACGTAACCACCGCGATATGTGTGTGCTTTTCCGCTGGGCCTGCCAGGACAACTTCTGGTCCGGTAACGTGCTGAGTCCGGCCAAACTCCGCGACAAGTGGACCCAGCTCGAAATCAACCGTAACAAGCAACAGGCAGGCGTGACAGCCAGCAAACCAAAACTCGACCTGACAAACACTGACTGGATTTACGGGGTGGATTTATGAAAAACATCGCCGCACAGATGGTTAACTTTGACCGTGAGCAGATGCGTCGGATCGCCAACAACATGCCGGAACAGTACGACGAAAAGCCGCAGGTACAACAGGTAGCGCAGATCATCAATGGTGTGTTCAGCCAGTTACTGGCAACTTTCCCGGCGAGCCTAGCTAACCGGGACCAGAACGAACTGAACGAAATCCGCCGCCAGTGGGTGCTGGCTTTCCGGGAAAACGGGATCACCACAATGGAACAGGTTAACGCAGGAATGCGCGTAGCCCGTCGGCAGAATCGACCATTTCTGCCATCACCCGGGCAGTTTGTTGCATGGTGCCGGGAAGAAGCATCCGTTATCGCCGGACTGCCAAACGTCAGCGAGCTGGTTGATATGGTTTACGAGTATTGCCGGAAGCGAGGCCTGTATCCGGATGCGGAGTCTTATCCGTGGAAATCAAACGCGCACTACTGGCTGGTTACCAACCTGTATCAGAACATGCGGGCCAATGCGCTTACTGATGCGGAATTACGCCGTAAGGCCGCAGATGAGCTTGTCCATATGACTGCGAGAATTAACCGTGGTGAGGCGATCCCTGAACCAGTAAAACAACTTCCTGTCATGGGCGGTAGACCTCTAAATCGTGCACAGGCTCTGGCGAAGATCGCAGAAATCAAAGCTAAGTTCGGACTGAAAGGAGCAAGTGTATGACGGGCAAAGAGGCAATTATTCATTACCTGGGGACGCATAATAGCTTCTGTGCGCCGGACGTTGCCGCGCTAACAGGCGCAACAGTAACCAGCATAAATCAGGCCGCGGCTAAAATGGCACGGGCAGGTCTTCTGGTTATCGAAGGTAAGGTCTGGCGAACGGTGTATTACCGGTTTGCTACCAGGGAAGAACGGGAAGGAAAGATGAGCACGAACCTGATTTTTAAGGAGTGTCGCCAGAGTGCCGCGATGAAACGGGTATTGGCGGTATATGGAGTTAAAAGATGACCATCTACATCACTGAGCTAATAACAGGCCTGCTGGTAATCGCAGGCCTTTTTATTTGGGGGAGAGGGAAGTCATGAAAAAACTAACCTTTGAAATTCGATCTCCAGCACATCAGCAAAACGCTATTCACGCAGTACAGCAAATCCTTCCAGACCCAACCAAACCAATCGTAGTAACCATTCAGGAACGCAACCGCAGCTTAGACCAAAACAGGAAGCTATGGGCCTGCTTAGGTGACGTCTCTCGTCAGGTTGAATGGCATGGTCGCTGGCTGGATGCAGAAAGCTGGAAGTGTGTGTTTACCGCAGCATTAAAGCAGCAGGATGTTGTTCCTAACCTTGCCGGGAATGGCTTTGTGGTAATAGGCCAGTCAACCAGCAGGATGCGTGTAGGCGAATTTGCGGAGCTATTAGAGCTTATACAGGCATTCGGTACAGAGCGTGGCGTTAAGTGGTCAGACGAAGCGAGACTGGCTCTGGAGTGGAAAGCGAGATGGGGAGATCGGGCTGCATGACTATCAAATCAAATACGCCAGCACACGACAAGGACTGCTGGCAAACGCCGCTTTGGCTTTTTGATGCACTGGATATTGAGTTTGGATTCTGGCTGGATTCAGCTGCGAGCGACAAAAACGCTCTGTGCGCTCACTGGCTAACTGAGGTCGACGACGCGCTCAATTCTGAGTGGGTAAGCCACGGTGCAATCTGGAATAACCCACCGTACAGCAATATCAGGCCGTGGGTGGAAAAAGCCGCTGAGCAGTGCATACAACAGCGACAGACGGTAGTGATGCTTGTGCCAGAGGATATGTCAGTCGGATGGTTCAGCAAGGCTCTGGAGAGTGTTGACGAAGTTCGCATCATCACTGATGGACGGATTAATTTTATCGAACCATCGACAGGGCTGGAGAAGAAGGGAAACAGCAAAGGCTCCATGCTGCTGATTTGGCGACCGTTCATCAGTCCTCGACGGATGTTTACTACCGTATCCAAAGCGGCATTGATGGCGATCGGGCAGGGCATCAGGAGGGCGGCATGAGGCGACAGCGACGAAGTATCACCGACATCATCTGCGAAAACTGCAAATACCTTCCAACGAAACGCTCCAGAAATAAACCCAAGCCAATCCCAAAAGAATCTGACGTAAAAACCTTCAACTACACGGCTCACCTGTGGGATATCCGGTGGCTAAGACATCGTGCGAGGAAATGACAATGGATTATTCACAGTTAAGTGATTTTGAAATTAACAAGCGAGTGGCAATTTGCTGTGGATTTGCTCCCGAAGATTGCGAAATCGCAAAGTTGGGAACATCAATCGTTGGTGTTGAGTGGGATGACGAAACTGGTTATGCAATAAAAACGGTTGATTACTGTAAAAGCCCATCAGACGCAGAGCCGATTATCGTAGAGAACAGAATTGGCATTATTCCAGCGCCAGAAAATGGATTATGGAAGGCAGCGCATAGAAAAGTTGGCAGTGATAGTACCCCATATCATATGACTCAAGATGAAAACCCACTCCGCGCTGCCATGATTGTCTTTCTCATGATGCAGGACGCCAATAATGCTTAGCCCATCCCAATCCCTTCAATACCAGAAAGAAAGCGTCGAGCGGGCTTTAACGTGCGCTAACTGCGGTCAGAAGCTGCATGTGCTGGAAGTTCACGTGTGTGAGCACTGCTGCGCAGAACTGATGAGCGATCCGAATAGCTCAATGCACGAGGAAGAAGACGATGGCTAAACCAGCGCGAAGACGATGTAAAAACGATGAATGTCGGGAATGGTTTCACCCTGCATTCGCCAATCAGTGGTGGTGCTCTCCAGAGTGTGGAACCAAGATAGCACTCGAACGACGAAGCAAAGAACGCGAAAAAGCGGAAAAGGCAGCAGAGAAGAAACGACGACGAGAGGAGCAGAAACAGAAAGATAAACTTAAGATTCGAAAACTCGCCTTAAAGCCCCGCAGTTACTGGATTAAACAAGCCCAACAAGCCGTAAACGCCTTCATCAGAGAAAGAGACCGCGACTTACCATGTATCTCGTGCGGAACGCTCACGTCTGCTCAGTGGGATGCCGGACATTACCGGACAACTGCTGCGGCACCTCAACTCCGATTTGATGAACGCAATATTCACAAGCAATGCGTGGTGTGCAACCAGCACAAAAGCGGAAATCTCGTTCCGTATCGCGTCGAACTGATTAATCGCATCGGGCAGGAAGCAGTAGACGAAATCGAATCAAACCATAACCGCCATCGCTGGACTGTCGAAGAGTGCAGGGCCATCAAGGCGGAGTATCAGCAGAAACTCAAAGACCTGCGAAATAGCAGAAGTGAGGCCGCATGACGTTCTCAGTAAAAACCATTCCAGACATGCTCGTTGAAGCATACGGAAACCAGACAGAAGTAGCACGCAGACTGAAATGTAGTCGCGGTACGGTCAGAAAATACGTTGATGATAAAGACGGGAAAATGCACGCCATCGTCAACGACGTTCTCATGGTTCATCGTGGATGGAGTGAAAGAGATGCGCTATTACGAAAAAATTGATGGCAGCAAATACCGAAATATTTGGGTAGTTGGCGATCTGCACGGATGCTACACGAACCTGATGAAAAAACTGGAGACGATAGGATTCGACACCAAAAAAGACCTGCTTATCTCGGTTGGCGATTTGGTCGATCGCGGTACAGAGAACGTTGAATGCCTGGAATTAATCACATTCCCCTGGTTCATAGCTGTACGTGGAAACCATGAGCAAATGATGATTGATGGCTTATCAGAGCGTGGAAACGTCAATCACTGGCTGCTTAATGGCGGTGGCTGGTTCTTTAATCTCGATTACGACAAAGAAATTCTGGCTAAAGCTCTTGCCCATAAAGCAGATGAACTTCCGTTAATCATCGAACTGGTGAGCAAAGATAAAAAATATATCATCTGCCACGCCGATTATCCTTGTGACGAATACGAGTTTGGAAAGCCAGTTGATCATCAGCAGGTAATCTGGAACCGCGAACGAATCAGCAACTCACAAGACGGGATCGTGAAAGAAATCAAAGGCGCGGACATGTTCATCTTTGGTCATACGCCCGCAGTGAAACCACTCAAATTTGCCAACCAGATGTATATCGATACTGGGGCAGTGTTCTGCGGAAATCTCACATTGATTCAGGTACAGGGAGAAGGCGCATGGGCATAAGAGAACTAAACCTCACCAAAGAACAGCACGAGTGGCTGAATGGCTGGCTTGAACTGTGGGGCGCATGGGTTTATTCAGGTCGTCTGGAAAAGCGCATGAGCAGCGTAATAGCGAAGTTTATGGAGAGCGTAGAGCCGGGAAGAGTTATTACAAGGCCAATGTGCAATGATGATGATGGAATGTTGATTTCTCAGGTCGTCGATTCCGTCATGTACATTGACAAAAAAGCTTTTGGCATCCTCCTCAGCTACTACGCTCATGGTTCATCTAAGCGAGCAATTGCATCCTACTATCACGAGACTGCAAAGCCACGCAAGATGTGTGGACGTGGTGGCGAGGGATGGAGAAAACCTTCACTGGCAACCTGTAGAAACGAAATTGACGACATCCTGAAAGCGTCATTATTTGTTTTGTACCAACCAATGCAAAATGCTTTCAAAATGCGTAAACGTGTTGATAAAGTTAAGCATGTTGCTGTTAAAAACCTTGACATGCAATTAGCCATTTAGCCATAATTAGAAGGTAAGCTGCCGTTAGTGAATCTTAAGTTGCAACGGTGGCTTTTTTTTATTTGGGTTAGTCGTATAAAGGTCATTACGGAAGGCTGTTAACCTTCTTATCGTGGTTCGAGTCCACGCTGTCCCGCCAAACATGCTGGTTTAGCTCCAATGGTAGAGCGGTCGCCTTGTAAGCGAATGGGTAGCGGTTCAAGTCCGTTAACCAGCACCATAACTGAGCCGTAGCCACTGGCTATCCTGAACTCATCAGTGATAGTTATGCCGCGGCCTTCTTTTTCCCCTTCCCAATATAAGAACTACGCAATCCGTTACTTGCGGAGGCGTTGCTATGAAATCAATGGACAAAATCTCTACTGGCATTGCCTACGGAACATCCGCGGGTAGTGCGGGATACTGGTTTTTGCAGTGGTTGGATCAGGTCAGTCCATCACAGTGGGCTGCGATTGGAGTGCTTGGAAGCCTTGTGTTGGGCTTTCTCACCTATCTGACAAATCTGTACTTCAAAATCAGAGAAGACAGAAGAAAGGCTGCGAGAGGTGAATAATGCCTCCATCATTACGAAAAGCCGTTGCTGCGGCTATTGGTGGCGGGGCTATTGCTATAGCATCTGTGTTAATCACTGGCCCAAGTGGTAACGATGGTCTGGAAGGCGTCAGCTACGTACCATATAAAGATATCGTTGGTGTATGGACTGTATGTCACGGACACACCGGAAAAGACATTATTCCCGGTAAAACGTATACCGAAGCAGAATGCAAAGCCCTCCTGAATAAAGACCTTGCTACGGTCGCCAGACAAATTAACCCGTACATCAAAGCTGATATACCAGAAACAACACGCGGCGCTCTTTACTCGTTCGTTTACAACGTGGGCGCTGGCAATTTCAGAACATCGACGCTTCTTCGCAAAATAAACCAGGGCGATATCAAAGGCGCATGTGATCAACTACGTCGCTGGACATATGCTGGCGGTAAGCAATGGAAAGGGCTGATGACTCGCCGTGAGATTGAGCGTGAAGTCTGTTTGTGGGGGCAGCAATGAGCAGAGTAACCGCGATTATTTACGCTCTGGTTATCTGCATCATCGTCTGCCTGTCATGGGCTGTTAATCATTACCGTGATAACGCAATCGCCTACAAAGAGCAGCGCGATAAAGCCACGTACATCATCGCTGACATGCAGAAGCGTCAACGTGATGTAGCAGAACTCGACGCCAGATACACAAAGGAGCTTGCTGATGCTAACGCGACTATCGAAAGTCTCCGTGCTGATGTTTCTGCTGGTCGTAAGCGCCTGCAAGTCGCCGCCACCTGTGCAAAGTCAACGACCGGAGCCAGCAGCATGGGCGATGGAGAAAGCCCAAGACTTACAGCAGATGCTGAACTCAATTATTACCGTCTCCGAAGTGGAATCGACAGGATAACCGCGCAGGTTAACTACCTGCAGGAGTACATCAGGACGCAATGCCTGAAATGATCGGGCGATGAAAAACAAAAAAACAGGAGCAATACATGACTAAGCTTTATCACCGCATCTCAACTTTTCTCTCTGGTTGCTGGGCGTTTATCACGTCTATTTCGATCGCCATCTTTAGTTTCGGTAGCACAGCGTGCTCGCTTAGTCGGGGTCTGTGGCGTGCTATTTCAGCACTAGCGCCGAAATTTTTACCTGAAAAGGCTGTTTGGCGAATTGTAGAGCGAATGTGTAGTGAGAGCGTTCGCGAGAAGATTAACGTATTTGGACGTCATCCTCGAAATACAGGCGCATTGTGCAGTCCGTTACTGTAGTCATTACAAAGCTCATCTACGGGTGGGCTTGATAATGAAACCGGAATTTATTCTGGGCAACCAGTTACGGCAGTACAGCGAAACAACCCAAGCCAGTAAGTGGGGAAATAACACTGGCAGCCACTGAAAGATGAACCTCCTGCCTTATGGCAAAAAAGATTCTTTGTGGTGGCGGACTGATGGAAAGACATCGGTTATTGCAGAGACCATTCAATGAGTGGTCTCGACAATAGCTTATACCCTACACGGGATAACTTAACTGATATCCCTTTTAACGGATAAACGGAGCCAACAATGGCAGAGATTATTCCCATGACTGAAGAACAGAAATTCCAGTTAGAGATTTACAAACTGGTCATGAACCAGAACGCAGCCGCAGAGGAAGCATTTCAGTTCATTGGCACTGACGAACTGAAGCTTGAGCTATTCAAAATTCACTTCCAGTCAGGTGGCGCTAATTCAGATATCACGACCAGAACTATCGAAGCGGTGCGTAAATCGAAGGAAGCGTTAGACCTGTTCACTACCGGAGCATGATGCTCAACCTGAAATAACAACTAAGTGAGATGAATATGGCAGCACCAAAGGGCAACCGATTTTGGGAGGCCCGCAGTAGTCATGGGCGAAATCCTAAATTCGAATCGCCTGAGGCGCTGTGGGCTGCTTGTTGTGAATACTTCGAGTGGGTGGAAGCTAACCCGCTATGGGAGATGAAGGCGTTCTCGTATCAGGGTGAAGTGATACAAGAGCCTATCGCCAAGATGCGAGCGATGACCATTACCGGCCTCACTCTGTTCATTGATGTGACGCTTGAAACATGGCGCACATATCGCCTGAGAGAAGATTTATCTGAAGTCGTTACGCGAGCAGAGCAGGTCATCTACGATCAGAAATTCTCTGGCGCAGCCGCTGACCTTCTCAACGCTAACATCATCGCCCGTGATTTGGGCCTCAAAGAGCAGTCGCAAGTTGAAGACGTGACACCTGATAAGGGAGATCGCGATAAGCGACGCTCTCGTATCAAGGAGCTATTCAACCGTGGAACTGGACGCGATTCTTGATAACCTGAGCGACGAAGAGCAAATCGAGTTGCTCGAGCTACTCGAAGAAGAAGAGAACTACCGGAACACACACCTGCTATATGAATTTACGCCATACAGCAAACAGCGTGAGTTCATCGACGCCGGACATGACTATCCAGAGCGATGTTTTATGGCTGGTAACCAGCTTGGTAAGTCATTTACTGGTGCTGCTGAAGTCGCGTTTCACCTTACTGGGCGTTATCCGGGAACAAAAGGCTATCCGGCTGATGGTAAATATGGCGGGGAGTGGAAAGGTAAGCGTTTCTATGAGCCTGTTGTCTTCTGGATTGGTGGCGAGACAAACGAGACTGTAACCAAAACGACTCAACGCATCCTGTGCGGTCGTATCGAAGAGAATGGTGAACCTGGCTACGGTTCCATACCGAAAGAAGACATCATTAGCTGGAAGAAGTCTCCTTTCTTTCCGAACCTTGTTGATCACCTTCTGGTTAAGCATCACACGGCTGATGGCGTTGAAGATGGCATTTCAATCTGTTACTTCAAACCATACTCGCAAGGCCGTGCTCGATGGCAGGGTGACACAATCCACGGTGTGTGGTTTGACGAAGAGCCACCATACAGCATTTATGGCGAAGGGCTTACCCGTACCAACAAATACGGGCAATTCTCAATTCTGACGTTTACCCCGCTGATGGGGATGTCTGACGTTGTTACCAAGTTCCTGAAGAATCCCAGCAAGTCTCAGAAAGTGGTCAACATGACCATCTATGACGCTGAGCACTACACCGACGAGCAGAAAGAGCAAATCATCGCATCCTATCCTGAGCATGAGAGAGAGGCGCGTGCTCGCGGTATTCCTACGATGGGTAGCGGGCGAATATTCCAGATACCGGAAGAGACGATTAAGTGTCAGCCGTTCGAGTGTCCTGATCACTTCTACGTAATTGGCGGGATGGATTTCGGATGGGATCACCCGCAGGCGCATGTTCAGCTTTGGTGGGATAAAGACGCAGACACAATCTACGTTTCACGCGTGTGGAAGGCGAAAGAAAAAACAGCCGTTCAGGCGTGGGGAGCCGTTAAATCATGGGCGCATAAAGTGCCAACCGCATGGCCTCATGACGGAAACCAGCATGAGAAGGGCGGCGGTGAGCAGCTCAAAGGGCAGTATGCAGACGCTGGATTTATGATGTTACAGGAGCATGCGACATGGCCTGATGGCGGTAATGCTGTTGAGCCTGGCATCACTGAATTGCGCGACATGATGCTCGATGGTCGCTTCAAAGTATTCAACACCTGTGAGCCATTCTTTGAGGAGTTCCGCCTCTATCACCGTGATGAAAACGGGAAAATCGTCAAGCTTAACGACGACGTTCTCTCAGCCGTTCGCTATGCATACATGATGCGCCGCTTTGCCAAAATGATGCGCGACATCAAAAAACCAAAAGAGAAAAAGATACCAGCCCCAATCAGGCCCATCGCACGGAGAACTTAAATGGCCGACGAAAACAGACTCAATTCCATTCTGTGTAAGTTTGACGCGGACTGGATGGCGAGCGATGAAGCCAGAACCGAGGCGACAAATGACCTGTATTTTAGCCGAGTGTCGCAATGGGATGACTGGCTATCAAACTACACCACCCTGCAATATCGCGGACAATTCGATGTTGTCCGCCCGGTTGTCAGGAAACTGGTCGCAGAGATGCGCCGTAACCCTATCGACGTTCTCTTCAGACCAAAAGACGGCGCTAATCCTGATGCTGCCGATGTGTTGATGGGAATGTATCGTACTGATATGCGCCATAACACGGCAAAAATTGCCGTTAACGTTGGCGTTCGTGAGCAGATAGAGTCCGGCGTTGGTGCATGGCGTCTGGTCACACAGTACGAAGACAACGACCCAACAAGCAACAATCAGGTAATCCGACGCCTGCCAATCCATGAAGCCTGCTCACACGTCATATGGGACGCCAACAGCAAGCAGATGGATAAGAGCGACGCTAAGCACTGCACGGTGATTAACGCTTTGTCACGCAATGGCTGGAAAGAGTTCGCAGAGGATTACGGTATTGATCCTGACACCTTGCCATCTTTCCAGAATCCTAACGATACATGGCTATTCCCGTGGGTGTCGAATGATGTCGTCTACGTCGCTGAGTATTACGAGGTAGAAGAGAAGAAGGAGAGAGTCTTCATCTACCGCGACCCGCTGACAGGTGAGCCGGTCAGCTATTACCAGCAGGATATCAAAGACGTCATCGACGACCTGGCTAATCGTGGATTCATTAAGGTAGCAGAGCGCAAGGTGAAGCGTCGGCGTGTGTATAAGTCGATCATCACCTGCACGCAGATACTGAAAGACCGCGAGAAGATAGCCGGAGAGCATATTCCAATCGTTCCAGTGTATGGTGAATGGTCATTCGCTGGTGACAAGGAGTGCTACGAGGGCGTGGTAAGACTGACGAAAGACGGTCAACGCCTTCGTAACATGATCATGTCGTTCAACGCCGATATCGTTGCTCGTTCACCGAAGAAGAAACCTACCTTCTTCCCTGAGCAAATCGAAGGCTACGAATACATGTACGGTGGAAATGATGACTATCCGTACTATCTGCAGAACAGGACCGATGAAAACGGTAACGACCTGCCGATTGGTCCAATCTCCTACATGGAAAACCCTGAAGTGCCGCAAGCCAACGCTTACATGCTTGAGGCTGCCACCAACGCAGTGAAAGAGGTGGCTAGTCTTGGCGTGGATGCGCAGGCGGCAAACTCTCAGGTCGCTTTCGATACCGTCAATCAACTGAACATGCGGGCAGATCTTGAGACATACGTGTTTCAGGATAACCTGGCTACCGCAATGCGACGTGATGGCGAGATTTATGCCTCAATGGTCAACGATATTTATGACGTTCCTCGTCATGTAACGCTGACACTTGAAGATGGAAGCGAGAAAGACGTTCAACTCTATGCGCAAGTTGTCGATTATCAGTCCGGCAATGTGGTCACACTCAACGACATTCGCGGTCGCTATGAGTGCTATACGGACGTTGGGCCATCCTTCCAGAGCATGAAGGAACAGAACCGCGCAGAGATTCAGGAGTTACTCACCAAGGTTCCGCAAGGTACTCCAGAGTTCCAGATGCTGATGCTGCAATACTTCACGCTGCTTGACGGTAAAGGCGTCGAGATGATGCGAGAGTACGCGAACAAGCAACTGGTGATGATGGGGCTGAAGAAACCAGAAACACCTGAAGAGATGGAGATGGTACAGCAGGCTCAACAGCAGCCGCAGCAGCCATCAGCAGAGCAAATTCAGGCGCAGGGCATTCTTCTGCAAGGTCAGGCTGAATTGCTCAAGGCAGAGAACCAACAGGCGCAGATTCAGGTTGAAGCCGCCAAGGTTGAAGCCCAAAACCAACTCAACGCCGCGAAGATTGCAGAAATCTTCAACAATATGGACCTCGACAAGCAGGCAGAACTGCGTGAGTACCTCAAGCTCGTAGGTCAATTCCAGCAACAGCGCAGCAAAGATGCTCGTGCTAACGCTGAGCTGCTTCTTAAAGATGCAGACCAGACTCATTCACAACGCATGGACTTCGCGAATCTTATGCGTCAAGTTCAAATCCCCTCCGGCGGAGTAGCCGAGACACCTCAATAAGAGAGAGTTAATCATGGAACAAACCACCGACATTCAGGCTTCTGAAGAATTAACCCTACCCGGCAATCATGCAGCGGCATCTGCTGATGGCTTAGTTGTCGATAATGCCAACGACAACGCAGGTCAGGAAGAAGGCTTCGAGATTGTCCTGAAAGACGATGAGAAACCAAAACAAGACCCGGCAACTAATGCTGAATTTGCCCGTCGCCGCATCGAACGCAAACGCCAGCGTGAGCTTGAGCAGCAGATGGAAGCGGTTAAGCGTGGAGAGTTGCCGGAGCACCTGCGGGTGAACCCTGAGTTACCAAAACAACCAGACCCTAACGATTATCTTTCCGAAGATGCACTGGCTAAGTACGACTATGATCAGAGCCGCGCACTGGCTGCCTTCCAGCAGGCAAACAGTGAATGGCAGATCAAGGCTATGGACGCACGAAGCCAGGCTGTCGCCGAGCAGGGTCGCAAAACTCAGGAGTTCACCCAGCAATCAGCTCAATACGTCGAGGCAGCCCGTAAGCACTACGACGCAGCGGAAAAGCTCAATATCCCTGACTATCAGGAGAAAGAGGATGCATTCATGCAACTGGTGCCGCCAGCAGTCGGTGCCGACATCATGCGCCTCTTCCCGGAGAAATCCGCTGCTCTCATGTATCACCTTGGTGCTAATCCTGAAAAAACACGCCAGTTGCTGGCGATGGACGGGCAATCCGCGCTGATTGAACTCACTCGACTGTCAGAACGTTTAACTCTCAAGCCTCGAGCCAAGCCTGTTTCAGAAGCCCCGTTACCTGATGAACCCATTCAGGGACACGCTGTTGCTGCAAATATCTCTGCGATTGAAAAGCAGATGGAAGCGGCAGCAAACAAAGGGGATGTAGAGACATACCGCAAGCTCAAGGCGCAACTGAATAAAGGAATTCGATAATGGCATTAAATGAAGGTCAACTGGTCACGTATGCTCTGGATGAAATCATCGAAACCGTCCAGAACCTGACGCCAATGGCGTCCAAAGTGACAAAATACACCCCTCCGGCAGAATCCATGCAGCGTTCAAGCAACACCGTGTGGATGCCTGTTGAGCAGGAAGCGCCAACCCAGACTGGCTGGGATTTAACTGGCAACGCAACTGGGATTCTGGAACTCTCCGTGAAATGCAACATGGGCGATCCGGATAACGATTTCTTCGAGCTTCGTGCAGATGACCTGCGTGATGAGCGTTCTTACCGTCGCCGCATCCAGGCATCCGCTAAAAAACTGGCGAATAACATTGAGTCAGCAATTGCCAAACAGGCAACTGAAATGGGCTCACTTGTTGTTCACGATACCCGAGCAATTGGTCCATCTACTGGCCTGTCTGGCTGGGATTTTGTGTCTGATGCAGAGCGCCTGATGTTCTCCCGTGAGCTAAACCGCGATATGGGCATCAGTTACTTCCTGAACCCTGACGATTACCGCAAAGCAGGCCGCAACCTGGTAGATGGTGACATCTTCGGGCGCGTTCCTGAAGAAGCGTATCGCAACGGTACTATTCAGCGTCAGATTGCTGGCTTTGATGAAATTCTTCGCTCACCGAAACTTCCGGCAGTTACCAAGTCAACCGCTACTGGTGTAACTGTTTCTGGTGCGCAGAAGTTTAAGCCGCAGGCATACACTCTTGATACCGATGGTAACAAAGAGAACGTCGACAACCGTGTTGCAACGGTGACCGTATCCTCCACCACCGGGTTTAAGCGCGGCGACAAAATCAGCTTCACTGGTGTGAAATTCCTGTCTCAGATGGCGAAGAACGTGCTGACTGATGATGCTACTTTCTCAATCACCCGTGTGATCGATGGTACTCACATCGAAATCACGCCGAAGCCGATTGCGCTTGATGACTCTTCACTGACAAAAGAAGAGAAGGCTTACGCTAACGTAAACACCTCTCTTGCTGATTCCACTCCGGTAAACGTTCTGAACGTGGCAACAACCACCGCTAACGTGTTCTGGGCTGATGACTCAATCCGTCTGCTGTCTCAGCCGATCCCGGTAACCCATGAACTGTTTGCTGGCATGAAAACGTCTTCCTTCAGCATTCCTGGTATTGGTGTTAACGGCATCTTCGCAACGCAGGGTGATATCAACACTCTGTCTGGTAAGTGCCGTATTGCTGTGTGGTATTCAGCATGTGCTGTACGACCAGAGGCAATTGGTATTGGTCTGCCTAACCAGACCGCGTGATAACCAGAGGGAGCTTCGGCTCCCTTTTTTATATGGAGACAAGCATGACACACATGATCTTTCGTCATGGCGACATGAAGAAATGGAAAGGCGTTGGATACGACTTTGAAATCGTGAAAGCCGAAGAGCTTCAGGAATATCTGGATGCTGGCTGGTTTGCACATCCTGATGATCTTCTGAAGGATGTTGCAGAACCAGAACCAGAACCAGAACCAGAACCAGAACCAGAACCAGAACCAGAACCAGAACCAGAGCAAGAAGAAAAACAGCGTAAAAAGCCTGGTCGAAAACCTAAGGCGGCAGCAGATGAACCTGACAACGAAGGGTGATTTAGTTCTTGCGGCATTACGTAAGCTCGGTGTGGCATCAAATGCCACGTTAACCGATGTCGAACCGCAGTCTATGGAAGACGGCGTCAACGACCTTGAAATGATGATGGCTGAATGGCTTGGCGGTGATGCGTCACCTGGTGTCAACGTTGGCTACATTTTTGCTGATGCAGATGTTGCTCCGGATCCGGGCGATGAGCACGGTTTATCAAATAACGCTATCAATGCCGTCATTTTCAACCTTGCCTGCCGCATTGCTCCAGATTATGCGCTGGAAGCGTCTGCAAAACTTATAACCACTGCCAGATACGGGAAAGAGCGACTCGTCAAACTGTCTGCAATGGATAGGGCAAAGGCCGCTAAATGTAAGTCCGGTTATCCAAACCGTATGCCTGTTGGTAGCGGTAACCAGTTGGCGAAGTGGAACGGTTGGAATTACTTCCACCGGAAGGAACCTTGCGATAACGGGAGCGAATAATGCCGATTCAGCAACTTCCGCTTATGAAAGGTGTCGGCAAAGACTTTCGAAACGCCGATTATATCGACTATCTGCCAGTGAATATGTTGGCTACACCCAAAGAAATCCTCAACAGCAGCGGATATCTTCGCTCATTCCCGGGCATTGCCAAACGTTCTGATGTGAACGGTATATCGCGCGGCGTCGAATACAACATGGCGCAGAGTGCTGTTTATCGCGTGTGTGGTGGGAAGCTCTACAAAGGCGAAAGCGAAGTCGGTGATGTTGCCGGAAGTGGTCGCGTATCAATGGCGCATGGTCGGACATCACAGGCGGTAGGCGTTAATGGTCAACTGGTTGAGTATCGCTATGATGGCACGGTTAAAACCGTCTCAAACTGGCCTACAGACAGCGGATTCACGCAGTATGAGTTAGGTTCGGTTCGCGACATTACGCGCTTGCGCGGGCGTTATGCGTGGTCAAAAGACGGAACTGATTCATGGTTTATCACTGACCCTGAAGACGAATCGCACCCTGACCGCTACAGCGCACAATATCGCGCAGAATCGCAGCCTGACGGCATCATCGGCATCGGAACATGGCGAGACTTCATCGTATGCTTTGGTTCATCAACGATTGAATATTTCTCCCTGACGGGTGCAACCACCGTTGGTGCTGCTTTGTATGTCGCACAGCCATCTCTTATGGTGCAGAAAGGCATTGCCGGGACTTACTGCAAAACGCCATTCGCTGATTCTTATGCGTTCATCAGCAATCCGGCAACGGGTGCGCCGTCTGTATACATCATCGGCTCCGGTCAGGTATCACCAATCGCCAGCGCGAGCATTGAGAAAATCCTCCGCTCCTACACTGCTGATGAACTGGCTGATGGCGTGATGGAGTCTCTGCGATTTGATGCGCATGAGTTGCTGATTATCCATCTTCCGCGCCATGTACTTGTGTACGACGCATCTTCAAGCGCTAATGGTCCGCAATGGTGTGTGCTGAAAACAGGCCTGTATGACGATGTGTACCGCGCTATCGACTTCATTTTCGAAGGCAATCAGATAACGTGCGGCGATAAACTGGAACCCGTGACCGGGAAATTGCAATTCGACATCAGCAGCCAGTATGGTCTTCAACAGGAACACCTGCTGTTTACTCCACTCTTCAAAGCAGATAACGCCAGAGTTTTCGACCTTGAAGTTGAATCTTCAACTGGCGTTGCGCAGTATGCTGACCGCCTGTTCCTCTCTGCAACCACTGACGGCATAAATTATGGGCGTGAGCAGATGATTGAGCAGAATGAACCGTTCGTTTACGACAAACGCGTTTTGTGGAAACGAGTAGGGCGCATCAGGAAAAACATTGGTTTCAAATTGCGCGTTATCACGAAGTCACCTGTCACTCTGTCTGGCGCTCAGATAAGGATTGAGTAATGGCGGATTCGAATCTCAATGTGCCGGTAATCATTCAGGCTACACAACTCGACACATCAGTCCTTCCACGCAATATCTTCTCGCAGTCATATCTGCTGTACGTTATTGCACAGGGCACTGATGTTGGTAACGTGGCTAACAAGGCCAACGAGGCCGGACAGGGCGCTTATGACGCACAAGTCAGGAACGATGAGCAGGATGTGATTCTCGCTGACCATGAGCAGCGAATTTCTGCTGCGGAAGCAACGCTTGTTAATCATGAGGAGCGAATCAGCCAGGCAGAATCAACTCTTCAGGAACATGAAACGCGAATCGCTCAGAATGAAAGCGATATTGCGTCGCTTGATACCAGAGTTCAGTCGCTGGAATCGCAGGTTTCAGACCATGAAACGCGCATTGATGCTCTGGAGTATGCCACTACTCGCAAGAAGTCAGAGGTTGTTTACTCTGGCGTATCTGTAACCATCCCGACAGCGCCGACCAACCTTGTTAGCCTGCTGAAAACGCTCACGCCGTCATCCGGCACGTTGGCACCATTCTTCGACACCGTTAACAACAAGATGGTTGTGTTCAACGAGAACAAAACCTTGTTCTTCAAGCTGTCTATTGTCGGGACGTGGCCCAGCGGAACCACCAACAGGTCAATGCAGCTAACATTTTCCGGCTCTGTTCCTGACACGTTGGTCAGCAGTCGTAATGCGGCGACAACAACCGACAACATCCTGTTAGCTACGTTCTTCAGCGTGGATAAAGACGGCTTTCTTGCCACAAATGGCAGCACGTTAACCATTCAGTCGAATGGTGCGGCGTTTACTGCCACAACTATCAAGATAATCGCGGAGCAGTAATGATTCAGTTCAAACCAACGCGAAACATCGACCTGATCGAAGCAGTCGGAAATCACCCCGACATTATCACCGGGAGCAACAACGGTGATGGATACGACTACAAGCCTGAATGCCGTTACTTCGAGGTGAACGTGCACGGGCAGTTCGGCGGCATTGTTTACTATCAGGAGATTCAGCCGCTTACATTCGATTGCCACGCCATGTACCTGCCAGAGATTCGCGGCTTCAGCAAGGAAATCGGGCTGGCGTTCTGGCGATACATTCTGACTAACACCACCGTTCAGTGCGTCACATCGTTCGCCGCACGCAAATTCCGCCACGGGCAGATTTACTGCGTAATGATTGGCCTTAAGCGTGTAGGAACCATCAAGAAATACTTCAAAGGCGTGGATGACGTGACGTTTTACAGCGCCACACGCGAAGAACTAATCGACTTCCTGAATCACGGGAGATAGCCATGTTATATGCATTTAAGCTGGGCAGAAAACTGCGCGGCGAGGAACCTTGGTGCCCTGAAAAAGGCGGGAAAGGTGGTAGCTCTGATAAAAGCGCAAAGTATGCAGCAGAAGCCCAGAAGTATGCCGCAGACCTGCAAAATCAGCAGTTCAACACCATCATGAACAACCTGAAGCCGTTTACTCCTCTGGCTGATAAGTATGTCGGCAGCCTCGAGAACTTATCGTCTCTGGAAGGGCAAGGTCAGGCACTTAACCAGTATTACAACTCTCAGCAGTACAAAGATCTTGCTGGTCAGGCTCGCTATCAGAGTCTGGCGGCAGCGGAAGCAACAGGTGGATTGGGTTCCACTGCAACCGGTAATCAGTTAGCAACAATCGCACCAACGCTTGGTCAGCAATGGCTATCTGGTCAGATGAACAACTACCAGAATCTGGCAAATATTGGTCTTGGCGCACTGCAAGGTCAGGCAAACGCCGGGCAGACGTACGCCAACAACATGAGTCAGATTTCGCAGCAAAGTGCGGCTCTTGCAGCGGCAAATGCCAACAGACCATCAGCAATGCAATCTGCTATTGGCGGAGGTGCGTCTGGTGCTATTGCTGGGGCTGGACTTGCGAAATTAATTGGTTCATCAACTCCGTGGGGTGCTGGTATCGGTGCTGGTATCGGCCTGCTTGGTTCACTGCTTTATTAAGGGGTAATCAATGGCTACGTGGCAACAGGGTATTAATTCTGGTGGTTTTCTGGCTGGCATCGGTACGCAAAATGAGAATGCGCCAAAGGCAAGCGACATTAACGCAACGCTTGGTCTGATCCGCGAAAACAATGAACTGGCTCGCTCAGGTGCAAATAACGTTGGTCTGACCGCGTTACGTGGTCTGGCTGGAGTTGCTGATATTTACAATCAGGAACAGCAACAGAAAGCTATTAGTGCGTTCAATAAGGTTCACGCTGATGCATGGGCTTCTGGTGATCCATCGGGACTATTTAAGTTTGCCCAGGAAAATCCAGCGTTTGTTGCACAGGCACAACAGGCGTTTTCCGGTCTTAATGATCAGCAACGCAACGATATGGGCGATTTAGCCATGAGGGCTAACGTCGCTCTTTCTCAGGGGCCGGAAGCCTACAGTAAATTCATTACTGACAACAAGGACAGGTTAAATCGCGTTGGTGCTAATGCTGACTGGATGATTCAGACAGGTATCCAGAATCCAGAGCAGCTATCACACATGCTGACTACTATGTCTCTCGGTGCGCTTGGACCAGAAAAGGCGTTTGCTGTTCAGGATAAGATGGCTGGTCGTGAAATTGACCGAGGCAGGCTGGCAGAGACAATCCGCAGCAATCAGGCTGGTGAAGCACTTCAGGCGAGAGGGCAAAACCTTTCCTATCAGTCAGCAATGACTGGGCACAATATCGCAGCACAACGCTTGGCTCTGGATCAGCAAGAGTTCGGGTTTAAGATGCAGCAAGCGCAGGAAAAGGCTCAGCAGTTGATTAGCGAAGCACCTAAGCTGTCAGTAAACATGGAAAAAGGCATCGAGACGGCTGTAAACAATGCCACAGCATCATCAAACTCAGCCAATTCTATGAGTGCGCTTGCTCAACAGTTCAGAGCAGAAAAACCAACGACAGGTTTGTTCGGTAACGCACAGAACATGTTCGCAAAACTTACCGGAAGCGATACGACATTGCGTGATTTGCGCATTCGCCAAAATGCCCTTGTTAACAGTCAGGTTCTTAAATTCCTACCTCCCGGCCCAGCAACGGATAAAGACGTTGAGATCGTTCGACAGGGTGCGCCAACTGACATGGATAACCCTGAGACGGTCGCAAGATGGCTTGATGCAATGGCAAACCTTGAGCGACGAAACGCGCAGTTTAATGAGTTTAAAGCTGAGTGGATGAGCGCGAATGGCAACCCTGGACAATCGCGTAATGGCGGTCAGATATTGGGGTTGGATGTTAAAAAAGGTGAATCATTGGGGAGTGCCGTTAAGCGGTATATGTCAATGAATACTGACGCAGCACCAGCGCAAGATTCGACACCTTCAGGAGAACCACGGAATCAGGTTGGATCATATACCTCAAAATCAGGCATTCAATTTACGGTGGAATGATGAAAGTAACTGCAAACGGTAAGACATTTACCTTCCCTGATGGTACGAGCACGGAAGATATTGGATCTGCCATTGATGAGTATTTTGCTGGACAGTCTGTTCAGCAACAAACTGTCAGCCAGGATAGCAATGAACCAGCACGTGAAGAACCATCATTGATGCAACAAGCTGGCGATTGGCTCACTGGTGGTCAAAGTGCAGGGCAAATTGCAGAACAGGCTGGTCGTGGTCTGGTAAACATACCATTTGACGTATTGCAGGGTGGCGCAAGTCTGATTAATGCAATCAGTCAGGGGCTTGGTGGACCCAAGGTTTTGGATGATGTTTATCGTCCAGTAGACAGACCGACAGACCCCTACGCGCAAGCCGGTGAAACAATTGGTGGGTATTTAGTTCCAGGAGTTGGAACGGCAGGAAGCATGGCTATTGGCTCACTGGCAGAGGCTGCAAATCAGAAAGGCGATTTCGCACAAAATGCAGCAAGAAACGCCGGAGTTAACCTTGCCGCTCAGGGGGTTCTTTCCGCAGCAGCAAAGGGAATAGGGCGTGGAATAACGGCTATAAAAGGTGATATTGCGCCAGAAGTGGCGAAGAAAATTGCCACATCAGAATCGATGGGCGTGACACCAATGACATCTGATGTTATCCCGCCGAAAAATGCTTTCACTCGCGGCCTTACTCAGGATGCCGAGGGGGCTTTGCTCGGGACAGGCTCAAAGAGAGCGGAGCAATATGCAACGCGTAGTAAGCTGGTAAGCAATTATTTTGACCGTTTTGGTGAGTACAACCCTGATGATGTGGTGAAATCTCTGACCACCACGTTAAGGGGGCGGAAGGATGCCGCTGGCGCTGTTATCAATGACGTCACCAATAAAATGGGTAATGCCGCAGTTGATACCACAAATACCATGAATGCTCTGAATACAGCGATCGCAAGACAGGAACGGCTTGGGACTTCAGCCAATCAAAGCCTGCTTACATCCTTGCGTAACCTACGTGAAGAATTAGCAAACCCTGCAACTGATTTGGATGTTACGTTTGATCTCTTGCGTCAGCACAGAACAGCATTTAGATCTAATGTTCAGGGAGATTCTATGGTCTTCCCCAACCAGGCAAAAGCAGCTACCAATATGGTAGAGAATGCAATGTCAAAAGACCTTCGTAACGCAGTTGCAAAAAACCTCGGTGCGTCAGACGCAGCAAAATACCTTAAAGCAAATTCCGATTATGCAAACGTTTATAATAAGGTGCTTAATAAAAACATTGCTAACAAGCTCAACAAGGCAAGCAGTGAAGCCAGTCCTGAACTTATAAATACCGTTGTATTAAGCAGAAAGCCATCTGACGTGAAACGAATCTGGAGCGCATTGGATGATAAAGGGAAAGATGCTATGCGTGCAGCTTACGTCAGCAAAATAGCGGAAAAGGCCGGTGACTTTCCAGCCAAGTTCATCACTGAAGTTAATAAGCTTAAATCTCAGTCAGGCGGTGAAATTTACAACACTATTTTTTCTGGAAAGCACATGAAAGAGCTTGATGCTCTTCATGAAGTTCTACAGCAAACAGCAAGGTCAGACACCGCAAATGTAGTAACTCAGACGGGGCAATCACAAGCCAACAGGATAAGGACGATTGGCGCAACTGCGACTCTTGGAGTATCAATGGGGCTTGAGGCTGGCTTTGGTGCAATGATGCGTTTGTATGAGTCCAAAGCCGCAAGGAATATGCTTCTTCGTTTGGCAAACACCAAAGCAGGAACACCAGCCTATGAAAGAGCGCTAAATAACGCTGCGAATGCCATCAGACCGCTGTTTGCTACTGAGGCAACACAGCAGTAACGTATGGGAAATTGGATTCAATCGCTAACATTTTCTTTTTACTTTTCCAACAAAAGCTTTGGTTGAATCCATATTTCCATAACCGGAAATGGTTTTTGACATTAAAACTGTTCCAGTAGGATGTATTACCCATGAGTCGATAACGCGTTGAGTTTCGCCATTCGCGCCGATTCCTATGATGGAGTTTTTAGACAATGCTTTGTAAGCCATGCCGCCCGCATCTGTCCCAGAATATGTGATGCTGGCATCTTCACCGCTTGTCTTAATGATGAATGTTCCACTAAAACCATCTTCTTCCGGATGGAAATTATTTCGTTCTGAATAGCTTATTCCGCGCATATCTCCAACGACCCAGCACTCTGCTGTAGCCCCAAAAGATATGAATAAGAACATAGCAGCAAGAAATTGCTTCACACCAACCTCCTTAGTTTTGAGCAGGATACCAGATGATAATGTGTAGTTGGAGTAGCGCGGTTGTAATGCAAGCATTTTGTTTTAGTTTTATGCTTGCTTGTATGTGTGCACAGTGTATATAATGCAAGCATAAATCACAACAAAGGTGCTTGCATTATGACTGAAAAGAAAAGTGGCGAAGGGAAAGCTAAGGGCGGGATCGCTCGCGCAAAGTCGCTGACTAAAGAGCAGCGTTCTGAAATAGCAAAGAAAGCAGCTGCTGCAAGATGGAAAAGTAAGATTCTCAGGGCAACTCATCGTGGTAACTTTTTAGATGATTTTGGCATTGATGCTGAATGTTATGTACTGGATGACGAGTCGAAAACTGTCGTTGTTACGAAAACTGGATTATCTCAGTTGCTAGGGATTGGTGAACATGCCAGGGATTTAGATCAACTGCTTGGCGCTCAGTATATGAGCAAATACCGAGATCTAGAATTGCAGCGAAAAATGGAAAATCCCTATAAATTTCAACTTACTTCGAAGTCTAAAACCGTTCATCAAGCGTTAGGTTATGACATTACAGCAATTGTTGATATTGGTAGGGCACTAATAGAAGCCAAAGATAATGACGATCTACCACAATCACGGTTAAAGGCAGCCGCCGCAGCACAGAGACTTATTAATGCCTCCGCTAAGGCGGGAATTAAGGGGGTTGCGTATGCGCTTGCTGGTTATCGTCCAGAAGTTCAGGCTGTCATTGACGAGTTCAAAGCGTTTGTTCGTGAAGAGGCTCGTCAATATGAAAAGGAATTTCCAGATGAGCTATACGAGGAGTGGTATCGACTGTACGGCCTGAATAGGCCAGAGAAAGGACGGCCTATTCGTTTTGGGCAGCTAACCAACATGCAGATATACACCCCGCTAGCAAAGAGTAAAGGTAAAATCCTTGAACAGATTCGAGCCAGCCGAGACGAGAACGGAAAACAATCTGATAAGTTGCATCTGTTCCTTTCTGAAATTGGTGTCAAGGCTTTGCGTCAGCATATCGGTAAGCTTCTTGGGGTCGCAGCGATGAGTGAGACAAGAGAAGAATACGAAAAAGGAATAGAAAAGGTTTTTGGAAGAATGAAACCAGAAATCTAATTATGAAACCCACCGTCAGGTGGGTTTTTTGTACAAATCCTTCAGCGTATCAAACACCATCTTCTTAACAAGTTCGGACTGCTCATCAGCGAGTCGTTCTGCATCGTCGCGATATCCAGTCACAGGCGATGGTTTTGATAGAGCATCTTGGACGATTTGTAACAACTCGGAGTTCATTGATCTCCCATTCGCCTCCGCCCTGAATTTTAATTTCTCCCTTACTTCCATAGGCATACGGAAGTTAAAGTGCGGATCATCTCTAGCCATGCCATCACTCCAAGTTAGTGTATTGACATGATAGAAGCACTCTACTATATTCTCAATAGGTCCACGGTGGACCTATATTGTGAGGTGAATATGAAAGGAATGAGCAAGATGCCGCAGTTCAATTTGCGGTGGCCTAAAGAAGTATTGGATTTGGTACGCAAGGTGGCGGAAGAGAATGGTCGGTCTGTTAACTCTGAGATTTATCAGAGAGTAATGGAAAGCTTTAAGAAGGAAGGGCGCATTGGCGCGTAAAGTTGAAGCCCCAACTGCGGGAACAGTCAGGGCTTCGGTTGTCAGTAAATCTGTGGAGAAAAACCAACATGAATAGTATAGCAATTTTAGAAGCAGTGAACACCTCTTACGTACCATTCAACGGTCAGCAAATTATCACCGCCATGGCTGCCGGAGTTGCATATGTTGCGATGAAGCCAATCGTTGAAAACCTTGGAATGAGCTGGTCAACGCAGCAAACAAAACTCATGAAGCAGATTAGCAAATTCAACTGTGTTCATATGAACATGGTTGCCGCTGATGGTAAGCTTCGTAAGCTACTCTGCCTTCCTTTGAAGAAGTTAAATGGATGGCTGTTCAGCATCAACCCTGAGAAAGTTCGTGCTGACATCCGCGATAAACTGATTCAGTACCAGGAAGAATGCTTTACTGTGCTGCATGACTACTGGACAAAGGGAAAGGCAGAAAATGCACGTAAGAAAACATCTGTTGATGACAGGACTCCACTTCGTGATGCTGTAAATATGCTAGTCAGCAAAAAGCATCTAATGTACCCAGAAGCTTATGCAATGATTCATCAGCGTTTCAATGTGGAAAGTATTGAAGAGCTTGATGCATCTCAGATACCGCAAGCTGTAGAGTACATCCACAGGGTAGTGCTTGAAGGTGAGTTCATCGGTAAACAAGAGAGGAAAACCAACGAGCTTTCTGCAAAAGAAGCAAACAGCCTTGTATGGTTATGGGATTATGCCAACCGCTCACAGGCATTATTCCGCGAACTGTATCCGGCATTAAAACAAATTCAATCTAACTATTCCGGCAGATGCTACGACTACGGTCATGAGTTTTCGTATGTTATCGGGATGGCGAGAGACGTTTTAATAAACCACACACGAGATGTTGATATTAATGAGCCAGACGGACCAACGAATCTTTCCGCATGGATGAGACTTAAGAATAAAGAATTACCTCCTTCAGTACATAACTACTGACAGATAACCAACGCAACGACCCAGCTTCGGCTGGGTTTTTTATGCCCAAAATTCACCGTAGCCATGCTGCGGCGATTCCTTGTATCTGGAGCAAATTAAAATGACAGATTCAATAAATGCCAATGTTGTAGTGAGCATGCCTTCGCAACTCTTCACTATGGCTCGTTCTTTTAAAGCCGTAGCCAATGGCAAAATTTATATCGGTAAAATTGACACTGACCCGGTAAATCCTGAAAACCAGATTCAGGTTTATGTAGAGAATGAAGACGGCTCTCACGTTCCTGTATCGCAACCAATCATCATTAACGCTGCTGGTTATCCTGTATATAACGGGCAGATTGCCAAGTTCGTCACTGTGCAAGGTCACTCGATGGCTGTGTATGACGCATTTAATGCACGACAGTTCTACCACCCAAATGTACTCAAGTACGATCCAGATCAATTCAAGCAGCAGCTAGCAAGCTCAGAAGATGGAATGGGTGACGCACTAGTTGCAGTTAAGCAGCCATATATCGGCTCAATAGCTTTAACTCAACATGATAAAAATACCAACTTCATTTCAGCCAAGGATTTCGGTGCAACAGCTGACGGAACTCTGCATCCACTCAGCGAGAAATTCTCCACACTATCAGCGGCGCAGGCTGTTTATCCATTCGTAACATCACTAACTCAGTCTCTTGACTATGCAGGCATACAGGCCGCAATTAATACAGGGCGGAATGTATTATTGACATCTGGAACTTACTTCGTAAATGCAACGATAGAGATGAATTCAAACTGCACAATAAATGGCGAAACAAACAGCAACATAAATAGGCCGGAAACTTTCATAGCAGTAATAGGAAATATAGCTTGTTTCCATTACCACGCAGCGTTTAATACAATAAATATTGAAAATGTCTATATTTTTTACGATGGAGGACGCCCTACATCACCTACTGGCAATGATGGTAAAATTGGCATTCTAATTGATGGAGGAACTACTTCACCAGGCGTTATGCACATTAAAAATGTTGAGGTTGATGGTGCATGGTGGGCCATATATGATGACTCTGGAAATTACCTAACAAAGTATACCCAGGTATGGGCGAGGAGAGTTGCGCATGGTTTCTATAAGGCGAACGGAACGACAATACAGTGGGATACATGTTATGTGCTGGATGCAGCACAGGCATGGTATGTTGTAAATTGCCTGTCTCCTCAGCTAATAAACTGTGCAGGAGACCAGATCACAGTTGACGGGTCGCAATATACATTTGATTCCTCAGGGTTATATTTTTCTGGATGTAAGTGTCTTACTATTACAGGGTATGATGGTGAGTCTAATATAATAAAAAATACAAATGGAATTACTGCGTCGTATATAAAACTTAATGATACTATTGCCCATATATCAGGATTGGCCGGGCATGAAAACTCAATGCAAACAACGGGGAGTGGGACAGCAGCATTTATCTTTGCAACAGGCACAAGCATTGTTAACATAAAATCAAGTACCGATAGCTTCCTTGATAGCGAATCAATAACCTACACTGGCTCTGGATACCCAAACACATTGCTGACAGACTCAACAGCAAAAATAATTGCTGAGGGATGCCGGTTTAAGGCTCCGACTGGTGGGACTCCTGTAATATCAACTTACAGCACAGGGAATGGAGTATTTACTGACTGCTCATTAACTGGGACGCAAACTTCAGGCTCATATGTTGAATCACGAAGCTCTGCAGGTAATCAGTTGCCAGCAGTGTACACAGCGAAAGGAACTCAGGCTGTTGCAGCTAACGTAGCAACTACGTTGTTTGAACTGCCAAATAGCCAAGGGATGTACCTGATAAGCGTTTGGGCAGAAAGCAGTGGAACAAATTTCTCTTCGCTTCAGCTTGCCATGTGGGACGGAACAACACTTACTTTAACTCCGCTTAAGTCAGGAGGGTTGATATCATTTACAGTGACAGGAAGGATTGTAACCATCACAAGCCAGGGAACAACAACATTTAACTGGACATACACCAAGGCAGGGTGA